CACTTGCAAACTTTAAGCAAGATTTTAAGCAAGCAGCTTTATTGTCAAAAGAACTAGGAGGCAAGGGAACACTCGCTGTTATTCCTAGTGTTCAAGTGCCAAAAACGCTTGATTTACCTAAAAGCCCAGACTCACAGCAAGCAAATCAAATGCTTGCAAACTTTAAGCAAGATTTTAAGCAAGCAGCTTTATTGTCAAAAGAACTAGGCGGGCAAGGTTTCAACGTAACTTCTACAGCTCAAGCAACACAAAATAAAGATTTAGTTACTCAATCCTTGTCTCCTGCCGTAATTCCAAAAGCAGAAACACCCGCTGTTATTGAGCCGAAAATCCCCGAATCAAACTACACACAGCAAGCAAAAGAGCTGCAGCAGAGTGAGAGCCAAAAACAAAATGGCATACTCGCAAAACTTGCAGACTCTCTTTTTCACACGGAAAAGAAAAAGGAAATCGAGAAAATCGATTTACGCCTTGAGATGTTGTCAAACATAATGGACGAACTCAACGACCAACTTAAAAAGGCGACTGAATACGGCGACGACAAGGGAAAAGAAGCGACTTCAAACACTATCGCAAATACTCAAAAAGAAATCGATTCTTTACAAGCTCGAAAAAATGAATTGACAGCAAAAGACGATAACAGTGCGGCTCAAGCTATTCAGCAATACGGCTTAATGAGGGCTTTACAGCAGGGTTTAGGACTTGCTACACAGATTGATAATATCGGCTTTAATAGCAGAAAAGCATTTGCAAGTGGGGACTATCTAGGTGCAGAAGTTTCGGAAAAACAGGGCTGGGCTGGTGTTTTTGGAACGCTTGGCGATGTGTCTTTAGGCTTAACTCCGATTCTCAATGCAATACTTCCTGGTCTTGGTGCGGCTATTGGTGTCGGCGGTGGTGTTGTCGGAAAAGGTGTGCAATTCTTAACTAATCGCGGTGCAAATGATGAGAGCGCAAGCCTTGCAGAAGCAGCAGCATATGAGCGTACCATTTCACACACAAACGCATTAAACAAACTCTTCACAAACGGCGGAAGCGTAGAGAGTAACCGAGAAAAGACACAAGATATTTTGCGTGATAGCGTCAGTTATGCAAAAGGCACAGGCTTAGATAACTATGAGTTTATCGACCTTGCTAGTCGTATGCAGCAAAACGGCACGGCACACAATGCTAATGTTGCAATGGAACAAGCCCGTGATGTTGCACGATTTTCAAATAACACTGGTGCAGATATCGAGACTGTTTCAAAGCTCTATACAAGTGCCAAACGCTACGGCAAAGAAGACGGCGATATTTTGGGCTATTTGGATAAAGCACGGCAAGCAAGCGGACTTGAAAAAGGACAGACCGCAGAATATTTGCAAGCAGTGGAAAGCGTTATTGAAGACGGAATTGCAAACGGATTTACAAAATCCACAAAAGAAGTAGCACAAACTCTCGGTACATTCCAAAAGCTATCTGGAAATAATCCTCTATGGACTGGTGCGCAAGGTGCTAGACGATTGCAGCAGATGAATAGTTCTGTTTCAAGTGCCACGGCTATGCAGTCAACATCACAAATGCTTGTTGTAGGTGCGGCTAAAAATCTTTTGAGTAATGCAAAAGACGATAAGGCAAAAAGGGAACTTCTCGGACTAAAAGACGGCGAAAAACTCACAGGAACTTATATCGATACAATGCGACTTGTCGAGCAGGGAAACAATCCTAAAATGTTTGGCGAGATTGCGCGTCAGGTAAAAGAAGCAGAAGGTAATAACGTCGCAGGACAGATTGAGCAATTCAAGGCGATTTTCGGAATGAACTACACAGGCGCAACGCAAGTGTATGAAATGGCGCAGAAAATCGGCAAGAAAGGCTACACAGAAAAAGACTTTGCAGCTGACATTGAAAAAATGAAAGGCAGCGGTCAATACTCAAGCGAGGAAACAAAGAAACAGGAATCCATAAACGTTATTCAGTCAACAGTTGCATTATTGCATAATACCGACTTCAAAGAAACGCTTGCAAAACTTGACGCTATTGCTACTGAAAAAGGCAATGAGCTTTTACGACTTGAGAAATCAAAACAGGAAGAAAAAACAAAAGACACTGAAAAAGAACACGCCAAAAAAGAAAGAGATGAAAACATCAAGTCGGGAGAGAAAGCAACAGGCTACAAATATTCAGAGGTAAAAGACAATCTCACTACGCTAGAGCGAGAGCCTATAGAAGAAAATCTAGCCGCCAAAGGTGCAATGGCAAGAGCCAACACACAAGTTGAAAAGGCAAACGCTACAAAGACATATTTGCTCTCTCCAGAGGGGAGCGGTAAGGTTATCGGCGACGCTTATGCAATGGACTTTTACAACAAGTTCACGCAACTTGGTAACGGCAATGATACAAAAGACTTTCAGGCATTGTCGGTATTGTCAAATTATAATCTCACGCCCGACGCTGTTTATAAAGCCCTTAACACAATCGGCAAGGGAGAAAGTGGCGGAAAAGGTGCGGAAGCGTTTAAGGCGTATAATGACAATCGTGTCAGCCCTGAACAATTTGCGCAAGTGTTTGAAACTATGCTTACAAAGGTGTTCAAGAACATTAGTTTACGTACGGAATAATTCCTATATTGTAGGTGAGAGAATATGAAAGATAAGGAACTTGAATACTTCAAAAAAGAACTAAACAAAGTTCTTGAAGAGCAACAGGATAGAGAGAGCGTTTTAAGCGTTAAAAAATCGGCTTTTATGATAAACGAGATTTGCAAAAGTCTTTTTAATCCCGCGTATACGTCGGACGCGCTGGAGGTTATGAAAGCTGGGCGCGGTCATCTTGTGCCAAAACAGATAACCACCACAAACAAAAAGACTGGTAAAACTTACACTACAACCGTATGGGTAAATCCGAATAAGCAAAACGGCTTAAAGAAATACACAGAACAGGACTCAAAAGGCGCGAAAATCGCTATCGGTAAGTTGATGAAGAAAATCGACGCTTGCAACAGTGTTGAAGAGCTTTATAGTCTTGTTTTGAGAAACAAGAGCCGTTTTTCTGACAACGAGGGAAAGCCACTGCCAATCGTCGAAAAACTGCACGATTGTGTGGAAGCAAAAGGCAGTAGCATTGAAATACAGGCAAAGAAAAAAGAGAATGCAAAGAAACTCACTTCAAGCAGAAGCGCACGACTTGACGGCGGAGAGGAAAAGCAAGAGATTACAACAGCCGAGTTAAAAGCGAAAAAGGCAAAATTGGAAAGGTGGCTTGCAAATAAAACACGCTCTAAAAAAGACCTACTGAACAATATCATTATGCGTGATGAGTACAAGAAAGAGCTTGACGCTATCAACGCAGAACTTGAGAAGCGTGAACCCACAAGTTATACGGGAAAACTTCGTGCAAAATTGAAAGACAATCTAAAATCATCTTTTGGACTTCACAAAAACAAGGCTACAGGCATTGAGGCGAATTTATCGGGGAAATCTGTAGACAAGATGAGCAGTGAAAAAGCTATTGAGAAATCAAAAGCAAATGGCTTTACTGTTGAGCAACATTTTGAAGTTGCAAATCAGATTGTTTCTCTTTTTGAAAATGCTGAATTGACAAGTGAGAAGCCCGATAAAAACGGCTCTGAAAATATTAAGTCTATAAAGCGGTTTGATTGCGATGTAACTCTTGCCGACGGTAAAAAGGCAAATGCACACATTACCGTTAAAGAAAGCGTACAGAATGGACACAAGATTTATTCTGTTGAAGTTATGACATTGGAGCAAAAAAAATCCCGCTCCGAGAATAACTCTCGTGCGGGTGTGGGACTGAGCCATAAAAATGGAACTCAATCCGATACTTCAAGTGTAACGCATTCAGACGATTCTGTCAATGTTGAAAAAGTGCTGGGCGAAAATGCAAGTTCACGGCTGAATAGCGGTGTAGCCGCGATTCGCAAGCACTATGAAAGTACAAAGTCAGTTTTAGGCGGAAAGAAAAGCGTTGTTTTGCCAAACGGCGAGAAAATCAAATGTCGTTACAAAATCGTGGAAGCGGATGCGCCGACGGCAAGCCATAACGAAGTAACTTTCGCAAGTTCGGATAACTTCCCGACAAACTCTAGCGGTCAAAACATCAACGACCGCGATTACCAGCACGACGAAGACGCAAAGATGAGTGTTATCACAATCGGCAACAATTACAATGCGCTTGCGTTGCAGGATTTGCCTGTAGTTACAAAAGACGGCATTGTCGTATCGGGAAACAATCGCACAATGTCTTCAAAATTGGCGGCAAAGAATGGGCGCGATAAAGCGTATCTTGCAGAACTCAAAGAGCAACTTTCAGATGGAGAGTTTAACGGGCTTGACGAAAAAGACCTTGAGGGCTTTGAACACCCGCGCTTGATTTTGGAAATCGAGAAAGAACACGAAGGCAAGTATACAACCGAAGAGTTTGCGCAATTCAATAAAGACACGAAAAAGACAATGAACAACGTCGAAAAAGCCGTTAAACTCACAAAGACACTCAACGCCGAAAAGATACAGAGCATTGCGGATTCAATCCAAAACTATGAAACAATGGGCGAATTGTACCAGGATAAACAAGGCGGTCAAGATTTTGTGCAGAAGCTCATCAAGGCGGGAATTATCGGCGAGAACGAAAAGGCGCAATTCTTGCAGTCGGACGGACTTTTGAACGATACAGGTAAAGACTTTGTGGAAACTGTGCTTGTGGGTACAATTCTCGACGAAAACAACATCAGAGGTTGCGACAGCGAGGGCGGCAAGTCAATCAGAAAGAAGTTGCTTCGTGCCATTTTGCCACTTGTGGAAAACAAAGGCACAGGAAAAGAATACAGCTTTAACAAAGAGTTGAACGAAGCTGTTTCGCTTATTCTTGAGGTGAATAGCAATAAAGAGTTTTCTTCAATTGACGCTTACACGCAACAGCAAGATATGTTTGGCGGCGGAAACTTTGACCCATTTGCAGTACAGTTTGCAAAGATACTGAAAGACGAGGGAGAAAAGAAGTTTGCAGAGCGTATGAAAAACTTAAACGCGGGCTGTAGAGAAAGTTCTAACGGTGCAATGGATATTTTCTTGGGCGGCGTGGAAAGTAAAGAAACACTTCTTTCTCGTTGGCTTGATATAAAAGACAGCGTGAAAAAGAGTGTAAAAAAGGCATTTGACAGCTTCTTTGCGCAATGGACAGCATAAGAGTACAACACACAAAAGGGAAAAAATGACACTTGAAGAAATAAATCAACAGGATATAGTACTTGAGTATCTTTCGGAAGCGGAAGACGCAGTAAATGCGCTTGTTGCACTTGGTAAGGAAAAGAAAGCCAATGCGGAAACAGTTGTTTTTGTAGATAGCGACGGAAACGACGCAACGGCAAAAGTCTATGATTACCGCCTTTACACTTGGAAAACTGGAGATACATTCGACGGCTTGGCATACAGGCTTTTAGGCGATGCAGATTTAGGCACATTGCTAGCCTATTACAACAAAATCGCTTACGAGGATTCTATTGAAACAGGTACAAAAATCAAAATCCCAGTGCTTAGCGAAAACGCATCTAGCACAGAAAACCGTATTTATGCAGAACCCGAAAAGCAAGATGCATATGGGCGTGATATTTTGATAGACGACACAGGCGATTTTGCAGTAAGCGACGACGGCGATATTGCACTTTGTAGCGGAAAAGAAAATCTGTCGCAGTCGATTGCGTTACGCCTTGCCACTGCCAGCACAAAACGCATTAGGGGGAGTGTTTACGGAATAAGAAGCACAATCGGCGAGAGTGCAGCAGTTGAAAGCTATCTAGTGTCTTCGATAGAGCAAACACTAAAGGCAGAGCCTAGAATAGCAAGCGTAGATGAAATATCTATGGCGGGTGAAAAAGATTGCTTGCATATAAAAATCGTGTATACCGATATAAACGGGGAAAAAGGCGAGTATTCAGGCGAAATCTAACTTTTAGAAAAAAATTGCGTTGCTAAGTCTTATTTTCCCTTAACAACGCAATCAAGAGTAAAGCAAAGAGAAGTTACAAAGAGAAATCGCCGAAAAATCGCAATGCGCCGAGTAGATTTTCTTTTGACCGCAAGACGATTTTAGCACCATCTTGTTTTATCCCATTTTGCTCGAAAACAAGAACATCTCCGCTCATTTCAGTCAAAAGAATTGCAACGTGTCCATAAGGATTAGTTTTAGTTGCACCCCAAACAAGAACATCACCCGACTTGTAATAAGTGCCGAGCTGCTCTTTTATGCGGAAAAAAGCCTTTTTCTCTTTGTCCAAAATATCGTATTTCAAAAACAAGTCTTTTGCTCCGTCCACGCTCCCCGTGTGTCCGATGCCCAAAACATCACGACAGTAAACACGGAACAAATCCACACATTGCGCGCCATACAGTCCGTCAAAATCAACCTTTTCGCCTGTATGCTTTTTAACAAAGTCATTCAGTTTCATACATTTCCCCCTTATTCTTTAGTTTGAATGATACTTGTTTGAGGCTTTACAGTCTGATAAATATCTTTTACCACACCCATACACCACACCACTAAAGCCGTTAAAATCGCGGTAATCAAAAGGCTTTTGAACTTCTCAAAGACTTCAAACACTTTTATTTTTGGAGCTTCTTCAAGTTTTTCAATACGCTGCTTTAATTGCTTAATTTCCGCCTTGCTCTCTTTTACTTCTCCTCGCAAAGAGTTTATTTCCGCTTCTAATCCGTCTCTCAAATAATCTTGCCTTTTGGTTAGCGCGTCCACAACTTCATCTATTTTTACATCTGTGTGATTTATCTTTGCTTCTACGTTGTGAACTTCTCCCTTTAGCTCTCCTATTTTTTGCGATATGTCCACAAGCATAGAATATTGTGTGTTGTCCGTTTCATTTGTCATATTTCACGCTCCATAAATATAGGAAAGTGCAGATTTTCGCTAAAAACTCATTTCCTATATGTGTAGAAAACAATTCTCTAACTGGAGAAAAGAATTCTCCACTTGGAGAAAGTAATTCTCTATGTAGAGCAAACAATTCTCCACTTGGAGAAGACAATTCTCCAGATGGAGAAAGTAATTCTCTATGTGGAGAAAAGAGTTCTCCAGATGGAGAAGAGAGATTTTTATATAAAGGGGTACAAAATGGGTGTAAAAAAGACTTTTGCACAGTTTTTGTCTGACACTCGACTTATGACAGAGGGCTGTAATGCTCATCTTGACGAGGTTAAGGCGGTCGGAATTACGGAAAGTATGATTGTGAAGTTGGAGGAAAAGAACAAGCTTCTTGCTGATTTAGACACGCAACAGGAAAAGCTCAAGGCTGATTTAAAAAGCGTTACCTCAAAACTTACAAGCGAATTGAGTGCGCAAGAAAAACTGCTTAACGAAGCTCGCCGCCGTGTCAAAGTCGGTATTGCTACAGAGCAATGGAGAGAGTTTGGCATAACTGCTAGCCGCTAGAAAGCGCAATATAGGGAATGTGTGCTAAATGTACCATTTCCTATATGAGTGAGTGGGAAAATATGGACTATTTGGATTTTCAAAGAGATGAACCGAGCGACGTTTATGTTCCGTGGATAATCAAATCTGCTGTAAAAAAAGACAGGGACGGCAATTACATTTTTGAAGTGGAAGCGTCAAACGAAAATCTTGACTTGGATAACCAGAAAGTGCAGCAAAAGGCACTTTTGGAAAGTAAGGATTTCTTTTTGACAAACGGCGTTATTTCTGATGACCATTTGCACAATATGTATGACAGCGACGGCAATCCACATAGCGATAAAACTAAGATTATTGGAGAGCCTATAGACGTATACACAAAAGGTACGCGCACGTTTGTAAAAGGCAAATTGTATAGCAACATAGAAGCGGCAAAGCCTTATATCAATCTGCTTAAAAATCATTCAACACGAGTGAAAGCTAGCGTTGGCGGTATTCGTCCAAAAATCTTGAAAAATGCAGACGGTAGCCAGACAGTAACGGCTTTTAAGTGGAACGATTTGGCATTGACTTGTTCACCAGTGAATTACACGGTGGGAAGTGCGCAGTTTGTAAAGTCTATGAGTACACAAGAGTTTTGTAAGTCTTTGGCTGTTGGTGAAAATACGACTAATACTCAAGAAAAAACAGGCGGTGGGGCTTTTGTAAAAGAAGACCTTGAAAAAGCGACACAGGACGCTATAGACGAGCTTTTAAGACTTGCAAAAGATGAGAGAGTTAACGGCAAAGACGACGCTGTAGCTTTTCTTATGAGCAAGGGAATTGAAAAGGAAAACGCAGAAGAGATTGCTTCTGAAATAATAAATGAAGGAGGTGAAATGATGAAAAAATCATTTTCCGAACAGGTTTCCGCTATCTTGAAATCACTTGGCGGTGGTGGAAACAACAATGGTAATGAGGGTAGTGACAACGGCGGCGAAGGTGGTTACTTCTCTAAATCCGACGAGGGTAGTAACGACGAGTCAAAAGACGATGACGGGGAAGGCGGCGAAGGTGGCGACGATGGTAGTGCCGAGTCAAAAGACGACGATGATATCAATTTTGATGACGACGACGATGATGGCGACGGAAGTGCTGTTATCAAGGCACTTGCAAAAGAGTTGCAGTCATTGAAGAAGTCTATCAAGGAATTGCACGAGGAAAATGTTGACTTGGGTAATTCAATGCTTGGTATTGCGAACATTGTGAAGTCGGTTGCAGATGCAGAGACACCAGTGCGTTCTGTACTCAATAAGAGTATGGTGGGCGGTGGTAGTCCATCGGGAAAAAGACCTTCTGTTGCTGAATTCGATATGGTCAAAGACATTTTGGCAAAATCTGTTCGCGATGGTGAAATTTCGGTTTTCCGTTCGACTGCCATTGAGGGAGAAGTGCAGAAATCAATGCGACTTGGCACTCCAATGAGTGATGAGGCGTACAAATTCATTTGCGAGCGAATGCCAAAAGGAGGTAAATAATGGCATTTTTTAACGGTGTAAGAACAAGCTCCGAGCTTGGCTCTATGACAGATTTGGAAAAGATTGAAAAATCTCTTTCCGCAGGTTACGGCACTGATTCGGCGATTTTCGTCAATGGACGTGCTATGATTAGCGAGGACTTGGAAGCTACTGTAGTCAACGTTGTGGCACAGACAAAAGAGGATTGCAAGGTTTTGAACACAATGAAAAAGACTCCAGCAAAGTCTACTGTTCACGAGTTCAATCGTCGTAAGTCTTTTGGTAACTTCCGCCATTTGACAACAAAAGAGGGCGGTCGTTCTGCTGTAACAACACAGGACATTGCGCGTGATTTTGTAAATATCAAGTATTTGCAGACACGCAGAAGTGTTACACGTCCGATGGAAGTTGCAGATACTTTCGAGAACGCTTATGCAAGCGAGAAAATCGCAGGTGTTGAAACAATTACGCAGGGTATTGAAAACTTGATTTTCCACGGTGATTCTGCTGTTGTTCCAACTGAATTCGACGGCTTTATTTCAACTCTCCGTAAGTCTCCAAACGCAACAAAGTACGATTTGCGCGGCGATTCTTTGGGTGCAGTTGGTAGAGGTGAAGAGGTCTTTAACGAGATTGCGCGTCAGGTATGGGATAAAAACGGCGATGTTGACCGTGTGCTTTTCCCTTCCGCTCTTGCAAATGATGTTATGAGCATTTTCGACAAGCGTCTTGCATTTACCGCATTGACCGCTCCATTCAAGGAATATCCGCCATTCTTGACACGCATCGGCTCTTCTATCCGTTTCTTTGGAGATGATGCAGGTGCAGACAAGTTCTATCGTGTAAAAGGCAAGGTAGAAGCCGAGGGTGCTGCTGAAGACAGACCAAATCCACCTACAAGCGTAACAGCTGTTGCAGGGGCAAAAACAGGCTCTATGTTCGGCGCAAACGACGCAGGCGACTATTTGTATACCGTTCACGCTGTTAACGAGTTCGGTATTTCCGCAGGAACATCGGTTGCAGCTCCTGTTACTGTTGCAAAAGATGACGGCGTAACTCTTACGATTACACCAGACAGCACAGGCAAGGCGGCTACAGGTTTCATTATCTGCCGTTCGAAGAAAGACGGCACTGAAGTGATGGAAATGGATTCTATCGGAATTGGTGCAGGTGCAACTACTGAATATGTTGACTTGAACGAGGAACTTCCTGGAACAGCTTCTATGGTCTTCCTTTCAAAATCAAAGATTCAGAACCCGTTTGACCTTGTACAGCTCTTGCCAGTGTGTACATATCCGCTTTATCCAACAGATACGGCAGAAACACCATTCTTGATTTTGGCTTATGTTGCGCTTGCAGTCAAAGCTCCAGAGCATTTGGCACTTGCAAAGAACATTTCTTACAGTGGAGGATTGTACTAATGCCTAAAGCGGCGAAAGCAAAAGAAGAAGTCGCCGCTTCAACACTTGCGCTTGGTGAGAGCGAAAAGCAAACTGAAAATGCAAGTGTTGAAGAGAAGGGGGACGAGAAATCAACTGAAATCAAGGTTGATGCAGACGGGCTTGTTGCTATTGTGTCGAAAAAGAGGGCGGAAAAATCCGTTATTGGCACAACAGGCGACATTGTAACATTCGACAAAGACGGGGGGGCTAAAGTGAAAAAGGCAGATGCCGAACACTTTTTGAAAGTCCCCGATTTTGAATTGAAATAAAAATGTTGACAACTTGTGTATAAAGTCATATAATCTTTATTAAATACTGCGCCGTTCTTTATTTGAAGTACGGCGTTTTTTGTAAATAATAAAGGCATTTTTAGGAGTTTTTCGGTTATGACGGGTTTTCACGCAAATTCAATAGCTGAATGTGAAAAATTCTTAGCTGAAAAAACGTACATAATAAGTTCTGAAAATGATACCGACTATCTCGGTAAAGGTATGTATTTTTGGGAACATAAAAGTAATGCTGAATGGTGGCAAAAGAAAAAGAAAGATGTTTCTAATTCAATGATTGTAAGTGCTGAACTTTCATTGGAAAATGCTTTAGATTTAACAGATGATGATGTATGTAAGATGTTAGATAAAATGCGTACACTTATTGATAAATCAATCATCAGAAAAATAGGGCGTGAAAGAAACAGTAAATCAAAAGACGCTATGGGCGTTATTTTGGATTCTCTTTTTGAAGCCTTTTCAAAACAGATGTCAGTGTTTGATATAGTAAAGGCTGTGAAACATTATGACGGAAAAAAAGAAGCAGAATTTTTGGCTTCATCACCTTTTACAACAAAATCTGTTTTGATTTTGTGTGCGAAAACAGCAGCTCCGATAGGAGAAAGGACAAAGGTATCATAATGAATAAGAATGAACAACTGGCTATATTAGATTCTATTTTTCAGCAAATGGAGTCAATGTCAGAAGACCAGTTTTTTAATTATATGATGGATAATTCTCTAACATTCAGAAATTATATTACTGAACTTAGAAATATGGATAATATTCCTCAAAGAAACATTAGGTTTATCAATAATGTTTCAAAGGCTTTTGTTTCAATAGGAAAAAGCGATATATGGATAAACAACAATCAAATAGTGGCATAACATCAACATTTCAGTTTATCAATTATAAAATTGATAAAATTGATTTTTCTATGACTCCAATGACAGCTAACATTATTTGTCCAAAAGAGCAAGTAAGTGTTGATTTTGGGCTTGCGTTTCCAAATGTACAAAAAATGCAAGAAAATAATGGAAAAACATCTTATATTGCACGTTTGGAAGCAAAAGTTACACTTTTAAACAATGATGAACCTCTTGCACAAGGAATATTTGCAATTTCAGGAATGTTTGTTACCGAGAATGCGTTTGAAGAAGAGACAGAACAGAATTTGATTAGAATTCAGGCTCCAGCCATTCTTTTCCCATATCTTAGAGCAGCTATCACAAATATTCTTGCTTCATCTGGATTTGATACTGTTATTTTGCCTTTGGTAAATGTTCAAGCAGTAGCAAAAAATGTTCAAATAGAGATAGAAAATCTCAAATAATACAACAAACAAAAAGAGGGTAGTAAAAATGCTACTCTCTTTTTTGTTTATAAGTTATTCACTCATTTTGCTTTTCATTTGGATAGTCATACAAGGCTCTTATTTTATTATACGTTTCTACAGCCTGTTGCATACGGATTTTGTATTCAGCAAGTTGCATAACCCAATCTTGCGAAATCGTAACGGTACTATCGTTGTTTACCCTTGCATTTTCCAATTCAGGAAACACTGGAAAAACAATTTCAGGAACAATAACCGTTTCTGTATTGACCGTTTCAACGGTTTTGCAAGACACCAATAGCAGCACTAATGCCACCACAATGTAAAGCAGAAAGTTTTTCATTTGCTTCTTTCTCCTTTTCAATTCTAATATCAATCTCTTTGCGAAGTTTTGAGTTCAGCTTTTCAAGATGATTGATATATGTTTCTTTTCGCAAACACTCTTTTTCAGCATCTTTGTAATCTTTTGTAACTGAACGCCACATAAAGCCAAAAAAGCAACTCACGCCTAAAAGAAACACGCTAATACCAACAGTTGCAAAAATAATGTTTACCATTTTTGTACCTCTACAAATATAGGAATTCCTATATTTACAAGGAGACTTCAGAATGAATGATGATGTGAATGAACAGGATAAATTAACCCTTGAAGACTTTGAAGAGTTCCCCGAAAAACGCTTGTCAAAAAAAGCGGGTGCAAAAGACTATTCTCTTTTAGGTCAAATCTTTGCTGCCATTTGGATTATGGTGTGGAGTGCGCTAAAGTTTGCAAAAGGAATTAAGAGCGGACAGGCTATTGAAGTAACTGACATTATTTATAGTGGTATTTCTATTGCAGCTTGTTTCAGTCCTGTATATGTGTCAATTCTTTTCGACAAGATTCGAGAAATCCGCTTTGGTAAATAATATTTACTATGTTTTATAGAGGGGTGCAATGAAAGATTTATCACTATTCAATTCAACAGAAAGTAATCTTGTTACTATCCGCCAATTTGCCGAAGTTTACGGCGTTTCTTATGATACTGTGAATAATGCAGTCAAAAGGCTTTTTCCTGAAATCGTGAGAAACGGAAAAACAACCTATTTGAATGAAATGCAAGTTGCAGCAATTTCAAAGGAACTGAAAAGCAATGCAAAAGTAACAGAGCAATTAACCTTTGAAGCAGGTTCAAAGGTTAAAAACACAACAACAGAGCTTGAAGTTATTGCAAATTACAAGGCGGCAACTGAAGCTCTTGTATCTATGCTTAATGCTAAAAATCAAGCATTGCAAGCAGAAAATGAACGCCAAAAGCAACAGCTGGCAATTCAACAGCCGAAAGTTGATGTTTATAATCATCTTGTAGAAAGAAAATTTCATAAATGCTTGAGAGATACAGCTCAATATGTTGGAGTGAAAGAAAGACATTTCTTTGCAGTTTTGCAGGAAAAGAAAATTATCTACAAACACGCAGGGCATTATAGAGCTTATTCTAAATATGCAGATTGCTTTGATTTATTGGCTAATGTTTGCAGAGATAAGGAAGTAAGACAGCAACTTGTTGTAAACGTGAAAGGCTTGGAGCTTGTTCAAAAGATTTTTGCAAAAGACGGAAAAAAGAATTGATAAGCATAAAACTTGATTTTAATGACGATGCATTTAGAAAAATACAAGACTGGTTAGCTCAATATGAAGGCGACAAGGCAAAGTATGTTTTTCCGCAAGCAAAAGCGGCGTTTGATAGCGCAGTATACAGCATACAGAAAGCTTGGCAGAATTGGGCTATGGGCGGCAGTATTGAGGGAGCGCAAAATATAAAAAGACCGTCTCCTTCGCTTGCGCAGTCTATTCGTGTGGAATATGTAAACGACTTTGACGCAAAAATCGGCACGGATAGCCCAGAAATGCAACGCATTATAAATGGTAAACCCGACATCTATATGAAAGAGAAAAGCAGTCCTTGGCTTACAAGTCGCAAAACAAGGAAAAATAAAAAGGGTGAACCGTATTTGATTATTCCTTTTCAATGGGGAACGCCAAACCGTACAGGTGCAAACAGAGCGCATTTTTCAGCAGTAAACACTATTCCAAAAGCCGTATACGATGCGTATGTAAAGAAAATGAGTATGTCAGCAAAGACGGGCGAAACGTATTTTACAGAGAACATCAAAGGCGAAATGGTAGAGAGACAAAAATACGATTGGGGAGAGAGATTAAAAGCAGACGGCAATATGAATGGACTTGTCAGAATGAAAGCAAACCCGAAAAGTACATACTTTACATTCCGAGTACTTTCAGCACGTTCTAAAGCCGATTGGCACATTAAAGCAGTGCCAGCAAATCCTGTTGTAAAGTCGCTTGAGAACACAATGAAACCAATCGTAGAAAGCACAATAGCGCAAGGCTTTAAGGGAGATTTACAATGACAGACAAATTAGGTGTGTGAAAACAAAAAAGGCTATTCGATTATGAACAGCCTTTTTTTGTTTATTGCCTAATACACTGCCAATTCCCTTTATTCAGAAACGTCTTTCACAAACAAACTACATATTTCCACAATAGCCGTATTTACGATGCCAATGCTCGCAACAATCGCAGGTGTGTTTTCTATCTGGATATAAGACACTACAGCGGTCGCAATAGCAACAATACCGCCTACAACGCCAACAACTAACTTATACATTGCTTTACTCATTATGATGAACCTCTGCAAGTATAGGAAAATGCGATTTAGAAAGAGAATTCCTATATTTGTAGAGGTGTTGAATTATGGAAGAGCGAAAGAAAAATGACATTTACCGAGAAATCGGGGAGAGAGTGAAAAACTCACGGCTTGAATTAGTCCCTGTTAAGCAGTCCACGGCTCGTATCGGCTACCTTGAGAGCAACAAGGCAAAAAAGAAAAACGGTCGTCTTATTTTTGGCGAGTGTCGCAAGGTCAAGGATAGTGAAAAATGGTGCAATCCTTATGACTATGAAATAATTATCTACCAGCCAAATGTAGCGAAGTTTTCGGAAAAGCAGCTTGAGATTTTGCTTTTTCACGAACTTTTGCATATCGACATCGGCGAAAACAAAAAAGGCGATGAAGTTTTCCGTATAAAATCGCACGACGTTGAAGAGTTTATGTGCATTATTGACGAGTTTGGCTTAGATTGGGACAGCCCGCAAAAGACTTTTGATTTTGAAGAGAAAGCGGAGGCTTAAAAATGGGTCAAGGATTAAGCAAAAATAGCCCTGTGCAGTTGAGTTTAGGCAAAGAAAACTACGAAGCACTTATTGAACGCCACGGGCAATGGGTGAGATGGCGTGTTGCTACAAAATGCCCTTGTGTAAAGCCTAATTCACAGCAAGCGGATATTCATTGCAAAAAATGCGGCGGATTAGGGATTGTTTACGGTTATCAAGATACAGCGCAAATATCGCAAACGGTAATGATTCGCACAGTATCTCCAATTATTGAACTTGATAAGGAATGTTCAGATTATAGCCTTTTGCGTGTTTATGACAATTCAGGGCGTGAATATCCTTATGCTGTCAAAACAGGCTCTTATGTGCTTCTCAATGCTCCTGTAGAAAAAGGCGTGTATATTACGGCGGTAATGATTAAAAATGTTTTATCGACAAAAGAGAATGTAGAGCTTTTATCTCTCGGCAATAACTGGTATAGAGTGCAAGGCTTGAGAGTGTCGAGAACAAAGACAGAAGGGCTTTTTCATACAGCACCTTGCGATATTGAAAAGATTTGTGGAATATTCGACGAAAACGGAGTTGAGTTTATTGCAACAGACAAAAGGCAAGATTGTGTATACATTCCGTCGAATGAAAACAGTGAAACAGGCGAGATTACAGCACCAGTAGGAAAATTGACAGCTAAAAGCGTTGACTATTTACCGCCTTTTACCTTTGTAATCCTCAATCAAAATATATCAAAAGCAGATACGGCAATTATGGACGAACTAGGCGGAGACGCTGTTTTAACTTTCCCTTATGCTTATGATGTTTCTAACGACGATGTAATCACGGTTTTAAGTGGCACATACACACAAAAGACACTCATTGCCCGAAGGAATAGTGAATACGATGTAATCCCTTCATATTTTGTAGATGCGATTGTGAAGTGTTCTGGCAAAAATCGAGAATACACGCAGAATGTAGATTTCATTTTGTGCGGTACTAACTATATCAAATGGCTTTGTAACGATTCTCCGTCTTCTCAAGAATACTATTCAATCACATATCGGGTATTCCCGACTTACAAAGTCTTAAAGGCAATTCCGCAAATCCGCACGAGCGAAAATCAGCGTATGCCTAAAAAAGCGGTTATCAAACTTTACGACGCTTATGGGGAAAAACGCGGAGTAAACAAGCAATAGACTGAAAAGGAATACAAAATGGTTTACACAATTATTTTGACAGGGGAAACGCCTAGTAAGAAAAATAGCCGTATCAACACAAGAAGCGGTCGGAGTTTCCCAAGCCAAAAATATACACAATGGCACGGAAACGCTGTTTTAGAAATCAAAAAGGCTGTTGCAAATGGGAAAATAAAACCTATTCCAAAAGGCAAGAAAGTCTTTCTTACAATCACTTTTTATCACGGAGATAAGCGCAAAAGAGATAGCGATAATCAACTCACGTCTATTCTTGATACGCTTGTTGACGCTGGTATCTTGCTTGACGATAATTGGCTAGTTATTCCACATAAAGAAGTTTTTGACGTTTACGACAAGAATAAAGCCCGCGCTATCGTTTCTATTTCATTGCTCTAATTTTGACCATAATACTTATTCCAAGTCGCAATAGCCGATTTTGACATATAGAACTTACCCTGCTTGTCGAAGTAACACCACGATTTCTTGACGGTCTTTTTACCTTCCACAAGTGCCTTGAACTCATCTTTATCAAATCCTGTCTTAGCAATGTAATCATTCATCATTACTTTGTACTTTTTGGAATAGTTGATAATATCAGATGATAACTTTGCTAATTCCTGCGACCTGTCAGCATTGTTGTTTACGCCTTGTTTTTCGTTGATAAACTCATCAAGCTGCTTCTCCGAAAAGCCTTTAGCCTTGTTTGACGTTGCGTGAAATCGCCGCATATTCCAACCACCAAAGTATTCAGTCGCTTTACGCCGTGTGAAGTATTTAATTATGTACAGTTTTTCTTCAGGTGACATTCCGCTATACGCCTTTTTATATCCCGCTGGAAAAATCGTATAATAATGATTTGGCTTCAATGCGTTTAACCATTCCATAGTTTCCGTATAGGCGTTTTCAAGCTTTTCTTTAGCTTCTGGAGAAAGCGGTTCAACATTTTTTTCCTTGCCTTGCATTTGCTCTAAGATTTCATCTCGCTTTCTCTCTGCTGCATTTTGATTTCTGACAATATCAGCACTATTTTGCTTAAAAGAACTTACAACAATATCCTTGTAATAAGGGTTTGTTTTGGTTACAGTTATGCTGTCTTGCTCAAAATAATCTGTCATACTGTCTGAATCGTTTTCAACTTGGTCATCTTTAGTATTTAAGAAAGCCAATTCAAACCGTCCCCAACCCTTGTCAAATATATGAATACTACCGTCGTCATAAGGCGTACCATAGGAAACTTTAATAAGTTTTCCGTCTTTACCCTTAAAGCCGTGTTGAGTAGCTTTATAATCGAGTTTTGGAGCTTTTTCTTTCTTGTTGCTCTTTTCTTTCTTTTTGCTAGTTCGCTTGCCTTTTGGCTCTTCTTTTGGCGTTTGCTTTTTCGCTTCTGACTTGTCGTCAAGAATGAGCATATTTTCAAGCCTAGACAGTCTTCTCGTGCCGTCATCATATTGGACAGTAACATAAGCAGAACCTACAAAACCTCTTTTGTCTTCATAAGGCTTGTAAACCTCAGCAACAACGCCTGTTTTGTCGTCGTCTAAAACGTGAACTTTTACGCCTTGTTTGAAGTCAGTAATATCATCGCTCTTTCTGCCTTTTGCGTTGTCATTGCCTTTCATCGCATTAGAGCGGTTCTCGTGTGCTTGCTGTTCTTCTGTAAAGAGTACATCTTCAGTCTTGCCATCGATATTCACTCTAGCACCAACGGTCTTTTTATTTTTGAAAATAAAGCCCGTTACCTTGCCCGTTCTGCCGTCCTTGAGTCTAACAATCTCACCCCATTTCACTTTTGAGTCAAAAGGCTTTTCAGAAGCGGCTTTTTTGTTCACACATTCCACTTGATACGCCTTTGCTTCGTCGTACTGGTCTTTGTTGAAGTGTTTTTCTTCTACATCGCTATCAGTGTTGACCATAAACGCAACATCAGCTTTACCGTATGTATTCACAAAAGAATCAGCGTAATCTTTGCCTTTGCTTTCTGCAAGAATATCATAATTAAAATCAAGAATAGCAACGGTCTTAAACCCTAGAGTAGCTTCATAGATTTGCGGTAAATCCTGCATTTTAGAATTGTAGCAATCAAGGGTTTTTACACCTTTTGATTTTACATAATCCTTGATTGTTTTTAAGAAGCCTTTTTGACCGAGATTAAAGACACTGACTAAATTGCCGTCTTTCGTAACTGAAAAACCGCTTAATCCGTCATCTGAAATGTAGTTATTTGTGTTTTGATAGAAGTCTGTAGAATGAACATCTACAGCGTCGCCCGAAAAGAGATATTTTTGATTTATTTCAAAAATATCGTGAAATAGTTTTCCGTCAACTTTTTCAATGATTTTTACATCGGCGTTTGTTTTTGGATTTACAAGAGATGTTGAGCCATTCCCGTGCAAGTTGCAGGAACGCTTAATTTCATCGCTAAAAACTCTTGAAAGTCGTCTGCGTATTCCTTCATCAAGTTGCGTACTACCTCTGTGGAATAGTTCAACTTGTTCAGGAAGAAGTCTTCTACTTTCTGTTTGTATTCGTTCAAAGTCATAATCAGCCTCCTTGTTGCTGTTATCGGCGTTTGTGCCTTGCTCACTGTCTTTATTATAAGACTGTTTGCCTGTATTTGCAAGAGTCTTTTTTTCAACATTGCCGTAAATCTCTGCAATGCGGCGCATTAAAGCCATATTCAGTTCGTGTTTCTTTACCGTGATTTTCTTTTTTCCTGCCTTTTTTGGACTTGTCTTTTTCGCTGTTGACGGCTTTTTCTTCGGGGCTTTTGTTCCTGAAGAAGTTTTCTTTTTAGAACTTTGAGAAAAAATCTTGTCGAACTTGTCTTTGTTCTTGAGATAGTGGTAAAGGTGCTGTATGTAGGTGTTACGGTCTACATCAAAATCCGCAGAAATGGTGTTGTAAGTGTCATTGATTTTGTTCATACCAATTCCAAAACTCTGCAAGAAAGTTTTTAGCATATCGGAAATACTAAAGCGTGCTTTTACTTTCTCTATTTCCTTGCCGTTCTTGACGTAAACAACTCTTTGGTGTCCGTTCTTGTCGGTTATCACTTTTCGTGTCAGCTTGTTTATATCTTTCCGTCCGTAAGCCTTTACCAACTCTAAAAAATCCATTTCTTCTCTCCTAAAATTACAATCTAAAAATAAGCGGCTTCTTTAAGCTCTTTTGCATATTGTCCCACGCATCACTATCTACATCGCCATTATCTACATCATCGCCGTTGTCGTTTTGCGTGTCGTCTGTGTCTTCGCCTTCCATTCCTTCCATATCTCCCATATCTTCGCCCTCATCAGCGTTCATTGTTTCAGCTTGATACATCTGAACGAATTGCGGATTAGCTGGGCAAGAGTCTGCCCATTTTGACTCAAGCGGCTTTAATCCCTTTTCTTTTCGCACTTCGTTAACGGTCTTAAATGTTTCAAGCTCTGTTTTTGTAAGGTCGAGAATGGCTTTTGGGTCGTCTCTTTCATAGCCCACGAACTCAATCATATATTCAGGAAAGATTTTTTGAATAACACGGTTCAAGTAATCTTGCAAGAAAGAAAGAGTGTCTGAAAGAATAGCCGATTTTGACGCTTCTATTTCAGGGGCGGCATTGTGTTCAAACATTGGTTGAGATTTAGAAGAGTGAAGTCCTAGCTCTTCCATAGAGCAACCAAAAAGAGAAACAATGGCACTTGTCAAAAAGTCTAGCCAGCCTTGAAATTCCATCTCTCTATTTGTGCCGTTAAGAGATACCCATTTTATCGAATTATTTTCGCCTCCCTTGCCGTTTCCAGCTGTTAAAATTGGCACTCTCCATTGGTTCGACGGATTCCCGCTCATAATGTCGGATATGTAATCTTCCATTTCCTCAACATCATCTTGACTTGCATTTCCGTCAAGTAAGAGCATACCGCGAGGAAGTTTGTTTTCGGTAAAAAATCCTGCATTGTAAGTAAAAGCATTGATTGCACTTGAGATAAGGTCTATCGCTTGCTCAACATAAGAGTAGCCATAAAAAGCCGATTTTACGTCGCTTCTTGGGTTTTGATAGCCAAAAATCAATGTTCCTTCAGGATAATATGCCTGTGCTATTCCGTCGATTACTTGCACGAATTTTATGTTGTATGGGTTATCTTGATTTGGCAAAACTCTTTCGATTGTAGCCGCATCCACTGCAAAAAAGGCGTAAGGCGTTAAAGACCTTGTATAGCCGATTTCTGTTGCAACTTGGGCAATCTCTAATCTATCGCGGATTATCTTTTCGCAATACATCTGAAAATTGTCTCGCTCGTCGCTTTGAGATTTTCCAGTATTCATCAAAAACTGTTCAATTTGTGTGCGTGTTTCCGATTTTATGTTTGCAACCTCACGAACATTTTCCCCGATTTTGTGAATGACAAACCCTTTCAAATTGCGATTAGTAGACGGCTTTAGAAAAGCCCTTGTTTTTCTTAAAACGTTTGCGATGCAAAGATTGATAATCCAGGCTTTTTTTGAAATACGTCGCAGTGTTTCGCAATTCACTTCTCGGTAAAGATTGCGGTCGGCTGTTAGAAGATTGCCGTATACGTTGCCAATTTCAAGATATGGGTCAAAGAAAGACGATTGCACATTGCCTTTTTTCTTGAAGAAGTATGTGCCTTGTTGAATATTAAAATACGGCGATTGTCTAAACTCTTGTTGATTTTTCATAAACCGCTGTACTTCTTTTACAACTTCTGTTGGTTTTGGATTTATATGTCTTTTCGCTATCATAAATTATAGTCCCTACAAGTATAGGAAAAATCTTTTTCTAAAATGCACATTTCCTATACTTGTAGGAGAACAGGTGAATGACTTACATTGATGAAGTAAAAGAAAAAGATGAAGTGATGAGTGAAGAGAAGCAGAAAGATATTTTCTTTACTCTTCTTAGCGGAAAAGATGTTACTGAAGAGATTGAGACTTCTCGCGGTAAGTTTACAGTGCGATACCCAAAGCAAAAAGACTTGATTGCTATCGAAAGACGGGTTGCTTATATGAGAGGCGGTATTGCATCTTCTTGCTTTTCAGAAACGGCAAATTACACCTTGGAAAAAGTCGCATACCTTGATATTTGCGTAATCGGCGGGGAAGCCTGGTTTGAAAATCTGAAAAAGAAAAACTCTTTTAGTTGGGGGGATATGCCAGATACGAACTTTGTTGATGAAGTGTTCGTTAAGGCGTGGACGTTTCGCGCAAAAGTACAAGCAGACCTTGCGGGAAATGAAAGAAAAGCCAATTCAGAAAATACTGACAAATCAGACGTTTCTGAAGCTGTGGACAATGGTTTATTTTCGGACGTTGCCACTTCCGTTAAACGAGATTGACGAGGATTTTTTAGCCCTGTTCTTTAACTTTGCAAATACCTTTACGGAAGAGAGCGTGTTGCAAGGCTTTATAAAAGAGCAAGACGAAAAGGAAAGGGCGATAAACGACGATTTACTTCGAGAACTTGGATATTCGGAAGAAGATATTTTGGGGTAAAGAATGATAAATGCATTGTGTTGTTTTATATGTAGTGGTGTTTCGTTTGCTTTAGGGATTTTTACAGGAATTGTAATCGTGATTTCCACTAAAGATGATAAAGAGAGTTTTGGAGAGAAAGAAAATGACGTGCCAGGAAGTTTCTGAAATGCTTAATCACCCTTATATCACTGTTTACAAATGGGGGCAAAAGCACAGTGTAAAAGCAGAGAAAAGGCATTTTAATTTTGTAATGGACTTTTCAGAAAGAGATATAGAAGAGCTAAAGAAATATATCGCACAGCTCCCTAAACGCAAATACCGCATAAATAAGTCAACACACAGAAGAATGGATACTTCAAGAAGACAAAAGATTTTTGAGTGTATCAAAAAATCGGGTGAAGAGGGCATAACCGCTCCAGAGATTGCAAAAATTATAGGCGTAACAAACAGCCATATAACGAATATGATTAAGCGAATGATTGAGTCGGGGTTTCCGATTTTTGATGCACACAAAAACTACCGCACAAGATATTTTCTTGATATTTGAAGTATATCGGGGAAAAACAAGGGTACAGGTGAACTCTTAAAAAGTACATCTGTACTCTTTAAGGGTACATCTGGGAAATTGTTAAGTACATCTAGGAAAAACAAAAGTACAAGTGTACCCGAGTTTAGTACATCTAGGATATTTGAAAGTACATCTGTACTTTTAAAAAATACATCTGTACTTGAGAAAAGTACAAAAGGAGAAAGCAAATGTCAAGAATTACATTTGCACAGTCTTTGTCGGATGCGCGCCTTATGGCTGACGCAGTAAAGGCAAACGAGGAAAAGTTGGTGGCTGACGGTATGCCAAAAGACACGGTTGAAGTTTTGACAAAGACAATCGCTTTGATGAGCGATCTTGACACAAAACAGGAAAAACTCAAGGCAGAGCTTAAAGCAACAACCGCCAGTTTGGAAGCAAAAAGCATTGAGCTTTCACAGGTTATGACTGCGACACGGCAGAGAGTAAAATTGTGTATGCCAAAAGAGAGCTGGAAGGAGTTCGGAATTACTGCCACTCGATAACAGGCGTTAACAGTTGTGAGTGAAAAGAGCTTTCTTTTGTTGATTTAGGATTTATAGCGCGATTTCAAGGGTAAAATTTATTTAGTGCTGTAAAGCAAAACGAAAACTACTTTTTATAGTCAACCTTTATCTTCGAATAGCTGATGGCTCTATGCGGTTACTTTGATAGATTTTTGCAAAATCCGTACTAAAACAGTAACAAAAAGAGCCTCTTTTTTTGATTGTAGGTGTGAGATATGAAAATCGACGGAGTTGTGCATTGTTTTTTTTGAGCAATCGGGGACGTTTAAGAAAGAGTTCCAGAAGCTAGGTTACAAGGCTTATGACTATGATATTCAGAATGAGTTCGGTGAAACAGACTTTTGTATTGATTTGTTTAGAGAAATCGAATGGGCTTATAATAATGAATGGAGCTTTTTCGACGGAATAACAAAAGACGATTTGATTATTGCCTTTTTTCCTTGCATTTACTTTGAAACAATACAGCAGCTTGACTTTGCGCTTATGAGAAATGGCACTCAAAACAAGCCATTGTGTAACCGCATTGAATACGCCCTTGACCGACTAGAGAAGCGAACTAGATTGCACTCATTGCTTTACAAGTTGGTTGCGATTGCAGACAGACGAGGATTTAGGCTGATTATCGAAAATCCTGCGACAACTCCTAATTACTTGATTACGGGGCAAAACTTTCCACCACCTACGATAGTAGATAAAAATCGTATGGAGAGAGGAGATTATTTTAAGAAGCCTACTGCGTATTGGTTCTTTAATTGCGAGAACACTACAGGATTTTCCCGGCAAAACGACAAAGAACAAAAAATCATAAATGATTGTGCAAGAAGTAAAGGCGATGGGCTTTGCGGGGGGGAGCGGTCAATGATTTCAAGCGACTACGCAAGAAATTGGATATGTGATTTTGTGCTTGGTATAAACCAACACTTAGAGCCAGAACTATTTTAACCACGATAGGAAGGAAAGAAATGTTTTTTGAGGATTGGGAAGAGTTGGAAGCAGAATATATAGAGAAAGCAGGGCTTCCTGTAGGAACGATTAGCGGAAATTACAAAAAGATTTCTGATAACCCGTCAAAGTGGGAATACTTATCGCAAGATGAGATTTTTAATAACGAAAGCGGAAACGAACGGCGGGCTTTTTTGGCAAATAAGGCGCAACTTATTACAGATACGCAAGAATTGCCAGCTTCAGAAAAGAATTACAAAGCCGTTGGTACTGCATACCTTTTCAAAATGCGCAATGAAGTTTTTACTCGTGATGTTATCTGTAAGGCAAATAATAAAAAGGTTGTCGATGTAGATACGAATCATATTTTCAAAGATAAAAATACCGACGCAAACAAAACATTGCGCGTTCGTGCATTGCCTTTTGTTTTGCCAATCATTGAAAAATACGGGAAAAAAGGGCTTGTAACAAAACGAAAAGACGGCATTTATACGGAACTTGTAGGAAAAGCTGATATTACCACAAAAGGAGGAAATAAGAAACGATGTGCAATAGCAGTTATACTTGTTACTGACAAAAAAAATAGGCAGAGCTTAAAACAGCTTTCTGTCTTTGTGGTAGATAATAAAGTGATTAAGTCGCTTACTACGGACGCTCCTCGCACAAGCCGATTAGTCCGAAGTGGTTTTTCGCCGTGTGCAAGCGACTCTCACTCTCCAGCTTGCAATAAAAGTATACCACATAAAAGCCGTGCCGTCAACAAGTCGGTAAGGTTTGAGTTTGAGAATATCACGAAAGTGAATAAGTATGAGAAAATGGAAAAGGCGGTTAGGGCTTTATCGAAAGTGCTTAATGTGCCTATTGGAATTGAGAAAAGCGAAAGAAAGGGGGAAGGCTTTGTCTTTAAGGCACAGGAAGATTTAACGAGTAAGTGGGACAAGTTCTTTGATGATTACACAAAAAGCGTTTATGAAGCACTTACTTCATATTTTGGTCTTCCGAAAATGACCCTTGTTTCAAAATCCGATGTTTTGACGCATAAAGGCAAGGTTTTATATTCTCCAGAAACTGGGCAGCCGATTAAAAAAACCGATTGGGATAAGTTCGTGAAAAATCTCGAAAGGTTTATGAATAAGGGACTGAAAGACAGCGAAAAAAAGATTATTCTCGATTCCGTTTCGATGGGAAAAGTGCTTGACCGTATGCTTGAATACAACTCATTGGAAGCTGTAAAGCAAATGCATATGAGCGATTTAGCTTACAACGAAAAGAGCTTTGATTGGATAAGCGAGAGTGTTAAAAATATGAAAAACACTTTTGGAGAGAGCTTTTCAAGGCAAGAGCAAGCAAGAATTGAAGTGATGCAACAGTCGGCAGGTTTGAAAATTACGAATATTGACAGCAAAATGAGAAGCGATATTCAAACAATCCTTGTAGATGGAGTTAAAAACAAAAAGAGTAAAGCGCAAGTGTCGCAAATGCTCTTTGACAAAATGACAGGGGATAATCGTGATTTCAAAAGGCTTATAGACACGGAAATACAAAACAACTGTAATAATGCCTTTGTTCGTGAAGAGGTGTACAAGACTCCAAAAGGGGAGAAATCGTATTTTCAAAGGTTTGAAGTAATCGATGGTAACACTTGCCCTTTCTGTCGCAAGATGAACGGGAAAATTGCTGTATGGAGCGATAAGCCGCTTACAAGTCAAAAGGCAGACGACGGAATAGCCGATTTTGTGATTTGGGAAGGCAAAGAATGGAGCGGGGAAAAAGACGATGTGTGCATTGGTGCTTTTCACCCTTGGTGCAGAGGTGCTTGGATTAGGTATTATCCTGATAAATAATCTCTTTTGTATGCGCTATTTCCTATATTTATAGATAAATACACGATATACGGAGGAGAAAAGAGTAAATGAGCAATCTTTCAACGGCTGTTGCGGCTGAAAATGAGATTTTGAAAGCGATGGATTTTACTTATGGCTATGACCAGGCGATGCACAATATTGCTGTTGCTATGCAGTCGGTTGTTTCGGGTGACAGCGGAAATTATGTAATCGGCGGAAAAGTAAAGGCATATAGTTCGGGCGGAATGAATGTGTCGATTGAGCCGATTTTTGCTTTTTGCTATAGCACAGGTGCGGCTGTTGCAGAAACACAAACGACAGAGCCAGTGAGCTTTGAAGCTGCGGATAGTGAGAATGACCGTATTGATATTGTTGAAGTTCGTGCGAATGAAGTTGAGTATGAAGAGCAGAAAAGAATGTTCAAAGACCCTTCAACAAGTGTGAAAACAAGCAGGACTATTGCAACGAAAAAGAAAATCGCTCTTGATGTTGTGGTAAAACGTGGTTCAGACGGTTCAGAAGTCGCGCCTGTTGCTGATGCAGGATTTGTGAAAATCGCTGAAGTGCATATTGGTGCAGGAACACTAAATATTACAAACGATATGATAAAAAATATCGACGCTCGAAAGTATGGCACGGAAAATAGTGAATGGACAGCAAACAAAACAGCAACGTTCAATCCGTGCCATTTAGCAGATGTTTTTGCTCTTCTTTTGACAACGCTGAATGAAGACGGCACTTTGAAAAATGCAGTGGTAAAAGCAAGCCATATCGACTTTGGAACTGAATCGACACAGGTGAAAGGTTCTGTCATTCCTACAGGACAGAGTATGAGTGTTCACGGGGTGGATTTTAGTTCAAGCGAAAGTGTAGGCACTCTTTTGTCGTCGCTTGCAGAACACGTTAGCCTCTTGTATCAATACACAAATGATAGTTTGGCTAGATACTCATATCTCAATGATATGCCAGTTGCAGCAAGTACTGAAAATATTGACATTGTAACTGGAGGGGAAGTTAGTATTGACGGAATTGCAGTAACAATCGGACAGTTAGTGCTTTTGAAAAATCAAACTAACAAGGTTGAAAACGGCTTTTGGGAAGTGCAGTCGGGGGCGTGGAACAGATATTCAGGATATACTGATGCACAGCCAAAGGCTTTTAAGAACAAGCTGATTTTTGTGCAGAACGGTTTTGCAAATGCAAAAAAGGTCTTCTACCTTAATGATGAGTCTTTGAACATTGGTGAAAGTGAGCTTGTTTTCAAAGAAGCTGGATTTAACAGTGAAGCAGTGCCGAGGAAGTTTATTATTCGAGACGAAGAAGGGAGGGCGAAGGTAAATAGTCCGAAAGCTTGTGATGATATTGCAACTAAAGGCTATGTTGACGACCTTGTACAAGAAAACAGTTATACGAGTGTATCGGCGTTTGAAGATGAAAGTATGGCGCGCAATTTACTTGATGTACTGGGTATTCGTTCGGTACATTCTGATGCACCAGCGACAAAAGCCGAAGCTCTTGTTTGTATTACCGCTTTGAAATTGCACTATCAACAGCACGGATTTAGAGGTTTGAGATATTGCGATTATCTTGACCTTGAAAGCATAACGGTAAATGGGGAAACTTACAACTGGAACGCAGCACATAAAAATCTTAGAATTATGATAATGGGATTTTCTCCTTTTATCAATTCTGGAGATGTCGGAAACAATGGTCTTGAAACGCCGCATATACTGTTCCAGTTTAGAAATTGCCCTATTACAAGGAGAATGAATGAAACAAATACTAACCTTGGTGGCTATCCTGAAAGTGAGATGTATTCGTTTCTTAATAATGAGTTCAAAGATGGATTAGCTGATATTTTTGGCGACAACCTTCTGAAAATCCGTCGAATCTATTCAAATGCAACAACTACTCCGAATTATACTACAGCTTCTTGGTCTTGGTATGATGATACTGTCTTTTTGCCGCAAGAAGCAGAAGTGTATGGGAATATCTGGAGTAAGAGTGAATACGATTTGGGCTATCAAGTAGCTCCTTGGAAACCCTATCGAGATAGCACATTGTATAAGATTAAGCGATACAATGGTGCGAGAATGTGGTGGTTTAATAGTACTCCGAGTAAATGGAATGGTGGTACGTCGTGTTTTTGCACTAGCAACAGCTCTGGC